TGCACGAAGTCCAGCAGTTTTACGCTCACGATATTCCTTGCGAAGTTCATTAAGATGTCGTTCTGCATCTTTAATCTGTTCTGCAAGTTCATTCAGTTCATCATCCATTCATATACTCCTTTGCTAACTCTACATATGCCACGGTGGGCGGGTTTTTTGCCTGTGACTTTACAGCAGGTAACTCAGTAAGACTATCCCAGCAATCAAAGCGATAGCTGCAAAATTTACATCCGTCATTAAGGACTTTATTACCTGTGGGCTTGCCACGAAAAGTCTCAGGCACTGGTTCAAAACATCTTTCAAACTTGTTCTCCTTTACTGTCTGAACCGTATCCTTTATTTTGGATACCTCTTTGTCAATGTCAAGACCTGTAGCTGGTACATACTTGAACTGTCCATTGGCTTTGTTTACTACCCACCAGCCACCTGCTTTCTTGCCAGATGCTTTGGCGTACCCAGCTAACTGAGCCACATACCCGAAGCCATCACCGCTGGCAAGACTGTCATAGGATTCAAACTTGTTTCTGTATGACCAGTCTGAAGCTGATTTAATATCATCAACTGCACCATCAACGATGAGGTCATAACTACCAGAAACGCTATCGTCACCAAGGTCAAGAGAAACTTTATCCGTGTCTTCATAACTTACTCCTGCTTCTGTTAAGATACCTTTGAAGACAGCTTCTACAATGTCTCCAATCATCATGTTCATTACGAATGTTGTCGGTAGGGGAATAGCTACCTCTGGCTTGTTCTTTTCATACCAGAGTTGACAAGTCGGTCTGCCTACATTCGACATACGCAGGGTAAACTTGTCACGCTTGTTGCCCCCACCGAACTGACGTTGTGCAGCAGCCATGACATCATCACCAATCTGTTTGATTGTTTCAGGTGACATGCTTGTATTACCACGTGTGGCATGTTCAAGATACTGATGCAACGCCAGTTCAGCAGGATGCTTCATTACGCTACCTCTTCTTCAAACTCTACATCAACAACATCATCAATGTTCAACTCATCCAAGTCCTCGTCATTCTTAGACGAAGCCTTTTCTGCGTAAGCATTAATGATATACTCATTGTAGTTAGTCACCCAAGACATAAACTCACCAAACTTTTCTTGGTCATCCTGAGTAAGTTCGATTACGTTAGTCACATCAAGTGACGTGACAGGCAAGTAGAAGCTATTGCCATTAGGTAGCTTACGTTCCTCTGTATTCAGAGTAACATTATGCTGCACAGGAAGACGCTTCATCTTAGCAAGCTGTGTAAACACACCGCCTACAGTCTTAAATGCGTCACGGTTCTCCACTTCCCAGATGAATGGGGTAGCAGCAATATCCACAGGATTACCTTCGGCATCCTTTGGATTAGTTAACTCGACTATACCAAGCACTACACGTACACGCTTGATAGAGCGAATTAATTCTTTAGTAGCATCAGGCAGGGACTTAAAGTCTTCTATCCAGCCTGAAGGCTTACCACAGTTAAACCCACCGTCATTATCTTTCAAGTCCATGTTCAGGCTATCAGCCATAACGGTCTTGACGTAACGATTAGGTGCAGTACCTGTAGCCATAACAAACTTCTTATACATGAAGCGTTGCATAAATGGGCGTACAACGGCAGACTCTGCGTAGTACGTTGGGCCATCAGGAATCTCTAGCTTGTACGTACCACCCTTAACTTTAATGGTATCCGTACCCAAGATAGCTGAGTGCTGGATACGCAGACGTGCAAGGAACATGCCCTGCTTTTTCTGCGCACTTGCTTCATTTGCCATGCCCATAGCTTTAGCCATCTCAGCATAGTTATTAGTATCAATAGTTGTAATGTCGTTCATATAATTAACTCCTTTTCAGTTGTAAGACCCATAGTTATATCAGGTTACGTCCTTGGTGTCAAGCCAATTCGGACCTATTTTTGCCTCTAAAAGTAAAGGCACGTTGAACTCAACTCCCCAGCGTTGGGTGATGAGATAAGGTAGTGCATCATTAGTTTCGTCTATGACTTTGATTACCTGTGATTCTTCATCAGGGTGTACATCAATGACAATACTGTCATGCACTGTATTTACTATACACGATTGCATACCCGTCAGCAACTTGTCTATATGCAATAATGCAATAGGCACAATGTCTGCTGTAGCAAACGACTGCACAGGGTAATTCTTTATCTGTGTAAAGTGTGAGATGCGACCACTTGCCTTGCGGTACACATCAGGAAAAGCAAACTCACGACCACTTGGTGTCGTAATCTTGCGGGTATTCAGAGCCTCTTTAGCCAGTCGGGTATGCCATTCTGAGACTCCTTTGTATTTTCTTGTGAAGTGTGTGTAATACTCTGCTTCCGCTGACGTTCTCCCAAAGCCCGTTGCGCCATAAAGCGGTGCGAACGTATGCGCTTTTGCATCCTGCCTACTCGTAGGTTGACCAGCATCACTAATAACTTTAGCGGTGTATGAGTGTACATCAAATCCAGTAGATACTTCTTCAATAGCAACTCCATCTTGTGATAGATAGGCAGCAGTGCGGAACTCTAACTGTGCAAAGTCAGCTTCCATTACCTTGCCACCAGCAAATCGTGACACAAATACTCTCTTCACAGGAAACGTGCCGCCACGTGGCATGTTCTGCATGTTGGGGTCTGCACCACTGAATCTGCCAGTAGCTGTGCGATGCTGAAGCAAACGCACGTGCAGCTTACCATCCTGCTTTGTATAGGTTTGTATACCCTCAACAAAGGAAGATAGGTATGTGTCCACAGCACTCAGTCTGCGTACCTTGTACAAGAAGTCAGCAGCATCGTCCATGCCACGTTGTTTAGCGGCAGACTCTAGCACCTCTAGGTTTTGCTTGCTGGTGCTGAAGCCATTGGCACTTGCCCACTTAGCTGATGGCGGCTTAAACTTTAACCCAGCCAGTTGCGAAGTATTAGTAAGCCTATAACCAAGCCCACTACAGCGTGGACATTTATTTGTTCTAGCAAATGGTGTTCCATCTTTCTTCACCTTTCTGATGTAGCCTGTGCCGCCACAGTCTTTACACTGCTCTGCTACAGTCTTGTACATCTTGTCTGTACCGCCAGCTATCAAGCTGCGGAAGTCTGCGTCATCCATGTATGGGTCAATAGCATTGCCCCAATACTGCTTATCCTTTACCTTGCGGCTATAGATTACCCAAGACAATTGCTCTGGGCTATTTAGATTGATAGGTGTGTCACCCATTAGCTTACGCACATGCTCTTGTAGGTCAGTCTCAAGCTGTTGCTTCTCCTGCTCAAACTCTGTACGCACATCGTCTAATGCAGACAAGTCAACCTTGAACCCACGCTGATAGATACGTGCTAGGCACACGGCTACCTCGTTGGTCAGCAATACAGTATTCAATAGTCCAGCATCATCACAACTGTGTAACCGCTTTATTTGCTTATCACACAACTGCTGCGTAGCATTGAGATCAGCAGACAGGTACTCACACAACTCGTTGTATGGTATGTCACGGGTAGTATAGCCCTTGGCAAAGTACTCTTTAAGAGTATCTTGCTTCTTGGTATCCAGTTCGTAACGCTCTGCACAAGCCTCAAGAGACAACGGCTCTTTGATACCACGCTGTAGCACATACTCTGCAAGCATAGTGTCAAACACAGGGCCATCATACTTGAAGCCGGACTCCCACAGCCACATCAAATCATACGCAGCATTGTGGCAGATAAGTATAGTAGCTTCGTCTAAGAACCATTGCACCTGCTCGTAGAAATGTTGTTGATTAGGTACGTCACAATGGTCAAATGGGAAGTGTCGCTCCACGTCTTGGTCAGTCAACACACCGATCATGGTCAGTGAGTTCTCTGGCTCAAAGGGATCAAGGTGCATCTTGCCATCACGCTTTGTGACAGTATTCTCTATATCAAGTGTTAGTTTCATTTATCTTTACCTTCACAGTTTTCGTTAAGTCCATCGGGATTTGGAAAAAGTACTCACCCTTGTATACATATTTATTAGGAACTTCCACTGGTGTCAAGTGCTTTACGTCTTCAGAGAAGAAAGTAATAGCTTTGTTCAGTTGGTTATTCCATATGTAAAACAGTGTAGGCTCTACAAAGAACTTCTTCTTTCGTTCAGGTAGCTGTACGGTATCATATGGGAACTTGTCTGTATCCCACACAACCTTTACCTCACACTCTACCAGTAAATCTTTACCACCTTTTGTGGCAATCAGGTCTTGTGCATAACGGTCAGGGTGTTCACGCACCTTGTATCCCTTACGTTCAAGATGTAATTGTGTGCGCTGTCTTGCAGCCTTGTCGTATTTATCATACAACGCTTTATCGAATCGTTTCTTCATCCTGTGTACCTCGCTGTCTGATAATCCAAATCAACATTAACCATGCCATGCCAGCCTGTCAGTTTGTTCTTTACTACATTGACGTGCCGCATGGGGCTGTCCTCTTCTTCTCCTTCTATCTGTGCATTGGTCTTGCCTATCAGTACCATCAGGTCAGCCTCTGCTGCCTTACCTGTACGTGACCCTTCCATCATTGACTGATTAAGCTGTGACCTACCCTCTGCCTCTGCTGATAGCTGAGACATGTAGAACACAGCGCAGTCGTATGACTTGGCAATCTGCCTTGCATAGATAGCACATGCCTTGAGTGCTTCGTCCTGCCGTGCAAAGGAACCTTGCACAGAGAACTTATCACCCATGTCAAGCACCAGTATGTCAGGCTTGTATGACTTACACACTGACTCTACCCATGCCATGTCACGACCACCAGCCTCTTTAATCTTGATGTTATTCATCACAGGTTCATAGAGTGCCTTGGCCTTGCCCATGTTGTCACGTACCTCACGAGCAGACATGCCAGATGCTGCAGTCAGGTAACGTGCGCCGACACGGTGGGTAGGCTCTTCGTTACACAACACAATGCATTGTGCGCCTTGGTGTGCAAACCCGCCCGGTGCAGCAATCAAGCTGGCGTGGAATGATGTCTTACCTGTGTTGGGTCTAGCACCCACTTCGATAAGCTGAC